AAGGGTCACACAGCAGTCCAAACCATTATAAGCCCATAATCGTTCTGTGTCACTCTGAAATGTTTTTGGTGTGAGGTGCTCTGTTTTAATGACCTTCATGACGCTCAAACCTCCCTGTCTTTGGATTGTTTCTCAGGGAGCTGTTGGCTATATTCTCTGCATGTGTTACTTCTCTAAGATTATGCCAGCTGTCATCGAGTGAGTTTCTGTTTATATGATCTATTTCTGTTGGCCACTCTTGAGTCATGTAGAACCAAGCTAGACGATAAGCAAAGTACTGCTCTTGTTCAAACTTTATAAACCTTCTTCTAACTCCGTTAATGCTAGCTACAGTCCCGGCCTGATTGCCTTTTTTTGCTCCAGGACCTTTTTTATTTATCTTCCACGTCCACAATCCTGTTTCTGGATTGTAGTGAAGCTCGTCATAAAGTCTTAACCAGAAATGCCACTGAGTCATTTCAGGACAGAGACCTTCTTGTGTCATCGACGCACCTGGAAATTTTCATTGAAGAACACTCCCTTCGACGGGGCCGAGACGAAGGCATCGAACAGCTCTCGCGAGCCCGCGTAGCTATAGGTCCCGCCTCGGTTGAACTCTACTGTAATCACGCCGTCCGAGCGCCAACCGATAGTGCGGATAGCGCTGGACGAAACCGGAACGGTCTCCTCTTCGAGATCGTCCGGGTCCTTGTCGTCAAGAGCCTCTTTGAGGAGGCCAACAGTGATAAGCCGAGCTAAGATCGCCATCGTCAGTCCTCCTTTTTGATCGTACCTTTATGCTTTAATCGAATACCAAGTTTCCACGCACTTTCGTTGGTGTAGACCGACCCGAGATAGGCAAGCGCCTTTGGGGCTTCCGGTTGCAGGGCGTGATGCAGTAGCATGGTGTCGTGAGTCGCATTCCTAACTGGAATACCGTAGGTTTTCCACAAGCGAGACATATCAAACATTCCATTCTGAAACACCTTTGGCACTGGCGAGTCTAAAATCCTTCGTACCCAGGCCCAGGCGAGTAGTTCGTCCTCGACTGAGCCCCAATAGTTCCCACCCGGTTTGCGTAGGTCCTCGAACGGAAGGACCATAGCTACGTCGATCGCGGGCGCAAAGCCGATGCAGGTTATTCGGTCTCCTCTTGTTTCGATATCCACGGAAAGACACGCTGCTCTTGCGATAAATTTCTCGGCGAACCACTCAAGTTCTGAGAGGAGAGGCTCGGTGTAGATAACTCGCTTTGGTCTTCGTATTTCGGGATACTCCGACTCACGGCGGGCTTTGCAGAGATCGAGGATGGTGACATGTCGCTGGTCGTAGCCTCCCTGGAGGATGTAGGAGGGGTGGAAGGTTGGGAGGACTTTTTGTCCAAGAACTGTGGTGGAGGCGGCGACCGACCCTCGAAGCTTCGAAATGCGGCCGTCAAGTAGTAATGCCCAGGCGGCAGTTCCGCCTGCACAGACAACGACATTCGGGCTAACTTCAATAATTTCTCTATAAAGTCTTTCGAGTTCGGGGAGAAATTCGTCACGGATATATTTACCAGAGGATAGGGGCGGGAGGGCATGACGTACTTCCTTTCTGGTTGCACATAGATTTTCGATTTTGTTCGAGGGCTGGGGACGAAGATTAAAGCAGTTAGTAAGATAGCAATCGGCACGAACAATTCCGGCCTCGGCAAGCATCGAGTTCAGTTGCCACCCTGCTGGCCCGACAAAAGGTACACGCTCACGAAGCTCGTGCTCGCCCCAAGCTTCACCCACTATCAGAATTTTATTTCTGACGGGCCTGTTTATATCTTTCTGCAGCTGCAAGAGCTTCTTCCCTTCATGAGACGACACCCTCTGCCTTCTTGAGTGTCCGTGACCGGGCCAGGGCCTCGCGTGCGAGCCGCGCGAACTCCGGATTTATCTCTAGACCGATTGCATACTTTGCGCCAAGAGACTCAGCCGCTCGCACCGCACTTCCACTACCACAGGTGGGGTCAAGCATAACCGTATTCTCATCAACGAGCATTCCGAAGAAGTGGCGCAGCATTGGCTCGGGTTTTTCAGACATGTGACGCTCTCGAACTGTCGGTGCGGCGTAAGCATTCGCAACCGCTCTAACAATCTTTCGGTCGCCTCTGGACCCAAGGAGACATGTCTCGTAGATTTGTCTTGGTCCGCGCTCGGGGTCGGGAATGATACCTGCTCCATCGCTTTTCATCCATACTAGTGGCATCGGATTTATCTCCCAGCCGATGCGTTCCAGGGCTCGAGCCGTCGGCTCATAGAGTCGTTGGTCCCCCTTCCGCATAGCGTACCAGAACATCAGGTGACACGAGGGCGATGTAAGGCGCTTGGTCGTGATTTCAAGGGCCATGATGAGCTGTTCCCAGGTCTCATGAGTGTCGCCGTAGCCGCCATGGGAAGCGGCTCCACCTTGATTGAACTGGTCGGCCTCAATGCCGTAGGGAAAATCGCAGTGGATGAAGTTGAACCGCACGCCCGGATCGGACTGGCACCACTCCATGAAGTCGGTGACGAAGATGCTTTCCGCCGGTAGTGTATACTTTGGCAGGTTAACGCCCTCAAAAGTACTATGAAGTTTGTCCAGCATTTGCTGGTCCTTGCGCTCCATCGCCCGCCGAACTATTCCAGTGGCGGTAGAGAGCTGAGGGGCCTCGGTAATCATCTTGTTACCCTTGGCAAGCTCTTCCGCCACTTGCAGCATGTTGTTGGTATGTTGGCGAGAGAGGCCGATGGCCTGAGCCGTGTCCGCCTGACTCCAATCGGCCTCCTGGCCCGCCCGGAGCAAGTGGTACTGTCGGATCGCCCGAACCTGATCCTGCCAGGAAATGTCCTGGCGTTTTATGTTCTCTTCCAGTTCGATCGCCTGAAGTGTGGCGGGCTCGAGTTCGTCCACGTACTGCACTGGGATAGCAGTCCAGCCGAGTAGGGTACAAGCCGCATAGCGACGCTCGCCCGCGACGAGTTCCAGCTCCCGTGTGACCACTACGGGGTGGATTAACCCTAATCGTCTAATAGAGTCGGCGAGAACGTCAATGTTCTCCAGTTCTCGCCGCTGTCGGTCGTCCCGCCTGACCATTATCAAGTCAAGCGGGACATTGTGGAAAACTCCAGAAGTCATTGTAGCTCTTGCTCCACGGCCCTTTGAGTCTCATTGCTCTGGATTTGAGTAAGGCCAGCTCGCTCTTCCTCACGAGCCAGATCAATGATGATCTTGGCCGCGACCTCGAGTTTGGCTCGCTGCGAGTCGAGCTTAGATTGATTAGCCTCACCACGCAGTTTAAGAGTCTCGCAGTCGGTGTTGAGGATGTTGTTGGCAGTCTCAAGAGTGGCTACTCTGCCCTTGAGTTCCTGTATCTCGGTCTGCAGCCGATGTCGTTGAGCCTCGTGTTCGGCGCGGAGCGCATTGACCTCGATCTCATACTTGGCTTTGGTGTCCCGCAGTTCGTTCTCAAGCTCTTCCCACTGTTGAGCGGCCTGAGCAGCGCGCTCGGATCGCAGAGAGGTTTGACGCTGTGGCACATTCGGATTTGCCACTTGATTAGATCGCATGAAGCTAGGAGGCGACTCGTCGCTCATCTGAGGCTCCTTTCTTCCATTCTTCCGCTTGCCGTATGTGTCAAGAATATTCATGATTTCCTCACTTGTATGGTCCTGACCATTTCGGTCACGCCCGTATGTTTCGCTCGTTTGCGCCACTCTCCGCACCACGCCTCTTTCTTTAGGAGCGGAAAGTAAGTTGTAATTGAGTTTCCCTCAACTTTTGTTATCTCTGGAGGATATCGGCAGCAAGTAACTGAGGTTTCGTCGTTGGCACGACTGTAATAACAAGTATTACAGCACTGTTTCATTGTTCCCTCCGAGGGGGAAATCGGGAGGCCAGGGCTGGCTAGCCCCCCGATCCCTCAACGCGCGGCCTGAGGAGTCAGCACTCAGACGTGCGCTGTCGACTCGACCCGGTGGAATACTCGTTTTCCGTCTTGCGATGCCTCGTGGCGGAGCTTCACCAGTAATTGCTTGCCGGGAGCCTCGGCAACCATCTCGCGAAGGTTCTTGTTACCCTCTTCGATACCAAGGTGATCCACGAGCACCTCCTTGAGCCGCCATGCAGCGGCCTCGGTGATGTAGTAATCACAGGAGATCAGCTTCCCGACGATCTGCTGTTCTGCAGCCTGCTGCGTGTCCACGTCTCCCATCGGGGCCAAGATCTTGTATTTGAATTGCAGAAAGTCGGTTTGCTTCTGACTCGACTTGCCGGGGGTCGGAGGTCCGTCCACGAGACAGTGATAGGTCCCCACAGGGTATGCAGGGGGAGCCTTGATGTCTGTAGCGGGCTTGTTAAGGATGTCCTCAAAGCTTGCCATTGGTACTACTCCGTTGCAGTGTTCAGATTGTCGATTGCGTTCTCGATGTTGTCCATTGCCTCTTGCATGGCCTCCATCCCAGCCTCCATCTTCTCTCCCTTCTCACCCTCCCTTGCTCCATCTGGAAGGTTCTCGAAAGTGTCTGACTCGCGGTCTTTGACCTCCTCTATCTTGCTCTTGACTATCTCCAGTTCGGAAACGAGTTTCGCTAGTGTCTTTCGTCGATCTTCATTCATTACTGACTCCTATGACAGGCCGAGATAATATTGACGGGGATGCCAGTGGCCTGGTCTCCTAGACTTCCCGCCATTCCTATGGAACTTAGAGTTTAGTAAATTCTCTTGATGAGACACTTCTCTCAAGTTCCAGATGGAATTGTTACTGGGATAACGTAAGGAGTGATATTTTCGGATCATGAGCGCACCGTCTCGAAAAAAGTGGCTAATCCCGTTTCAATAGGAAGTACTGGAAGCATCTTGAACGAGGCGGGGTTCGCCAAGTCGATCATGGCTGTCGCCGCCGTCTGTATTTGCCGCTTGCCACCCGGACCCGTCTGTGCGAGAGCCACAGAGTTGAAATAGGTCGGAATCTGGGGTGAAAGGGCCGAGCCAACAGACGTTGGATAGCCTTTCTTCGTTCCATCTGGGTTGTCAACGTAGCGAACATGAGAGATAACAATAACATTCGTTCTGAATGTTTCGGAGGTGAGAAGCGCGAGGACATTCTCGACAGCATCTTGAGCGTCCTTATAGACTGCGCGGACATCATACTTACCATCCTTCGATCGGGGGACCAGTGGTTCACGGAACCTAAACGCAGCATCGGACATGAACGTGAGGGAGTCGATTACGAGGATACACTCCTCGCCCCAATTAGCCGGGATACCCAGATC